CCTGTCCCTTGTGATTTTGCAATATCATCGATTAATTTAGGTACGTCATCAATCTGTTTAGCAGCCTTTAAATCATTAAAATATTTTTCTGCTTGTACCATAACATCCAAAGCTTCGTCAGCATCTTTTGCTGCATATGAACCACCTTTTATTATATCATCTATTGCTTTTTTCCACTCATTAATAGGTTGTTTATCTACTAAGTTACCAAATAACCTCTCTTCACTCATAAGAGATTTCATTCTGTTTAATTGTTCATTTAAATTTTTCATATCTTTTTTTTATCTCTTTTTTTTATCTCTTTTTAAGAAAATACAGGTTTACCACCACTAAATTTTACTTTCATACTTTTAGGGTATATTTCGTCAACATTTTTTCCCATATTCGGCAATGGCCATATTTCCTTTAATGGTTTATTAGTGTTAAACTCAATAAAACTAGCATCATATTCAAAGTTTTCTATTTGTATTTCACCACTTTCTATAGTATAATTACCTACATACATAAATTGAAAATATTTATCTCCATCTAATTTTTCTCTACTTTCAGTAGGGTCGACTGCTTTAATAAGTGAAACTTCTCCATTTTCCCAAAAATATAAGTATAATTTATTCCAAAATACAGTACCTCCAGACTCTTTTGGGTAATTATACCCATCATTATGTTTAAATTCTATATAACAATTACCACCAGCAGCTTTTCTAACTTTAGCGTTAGAAATACCACCGTCTTCCATCATTTGTCTAATTTTCTTAATATTTGGTTTTTCTTCACAATCTACACCTAAAGTTTTTTGTTCATTAGGATTATAAACTAGATAACCATCGTCTTCTAATTGATCTTCACATTCACTGTTAGTTGACTCATTTAATTTAATGAGTCTTTGTATGTTACTTATCTCTTTTTTAATATCATTTTTCATCTTTCAATTCATTTAAAGTTTTGTTTAAATAATCTTTAATATCCTCAATGTCTTCTTTTATAAATATATCGTTTTCACTATTAAACCCATATTCTAAAATATATTTATTGTAATTATTTATTTTTTTTATGATATTTAAAATTTCGTTTCCTTTATTCATAATGTTATTTATCTAATTTTTCTATATGGGCATCAATCATTTCTAATTCATCATCTGTTAAAATAGTACTCCCAATATTGTCTAATGAGTCTACATTAACATTAAATTTCAAACCATTCACATCTACAGGTATTACATTTTCCCCTTCAATTTTCTTTATACCACTACCAGAAATTTCTTTATTTACTAATTTTTGTTTTTCTTCGTCAGATAAATTATTTTTATCTAAAATTTCTTGAGCCCCCTCAACCGCATCCGCAGATTTTTCAATTTCAGGTTCTTTAAATATTTCTTTAATTCCAGGCGTCCAAAACTCTTTAGGTGGTGGGAAATTCCATAAATTTTTATCGGTACATCGAGGTTTATCACATGGTCTCCATCCTGAATCCCAAGCCTTTTTTAATAACCTATTATCTTTAAAATTTTGTTCTTTATTTTCTTCGTATGGAGTTACACCGAAAATAGTTTTTGTACTAACCCAATTATACCCCGCCAACCTAACAATACTTGATATGTTACCTTTTTCTGCATCTTTAGTTAATTTATATTCTCTATATTCTTTCGCCGCAATAGTAACAACAGGTGTTTGTGTTATTAATGTATAGATACCTGCATTAATTAAAGCTTCCTTAGTTGCAGCCCTTTTTAAATATGCGATATATGCTTTATACGGATCACCAGCATTTTTTGTTAACAATTTTTGCACTAATTTTGCATTAGATAAATATTCTTTATAAAATGCTGGTGTCTTAGCCATTAAATCTGTCATTTCTTTAACACTTTGTTGGTAAGCGGTGTTCGTAGAACTTTTATTAATTACCGCAAAATAATCATCTATTACATTTTTACTTTTATTGTATACTTTTTCTCCTAATTCTTTTTTTAGTTTTTTCTCTAAAGCTTCTCCTGTTATTTTCCCACCACTTTCAATTACTTCTTTTGTAACTTTTTCTACACCCTTACTAACTCCAGCACCTTTTACTGCTTTAAAGACTTGTATACCACCAGGTAAGAAAGCAATACCCATCATTATATTACCCATCATATCATCACCTTCTTGATAATACATACCTGCGTGTGCCATATCAACTGCACCAGAAATAAATGGTCCAGCGATAGGTATAAAAAGTACTGCAACAGATATTACATCTAATATTTCGTGTCGATACTTATATAAAAAATCATCTGATGCATATGTACTATCAAATTTTCTTTTTTTGTTTGCACCTAACGCATGTTGTCTTTCCATATAAGCCTGCTTCTCCTTATCTGACATACCAATAGTCTCATAATTGGTTTTTCCTTTTGTCATATAAGTTTGATTCCAATTTTTATCATAAAAAGTATTTGTTATAGTAACAGTTTTCCATTCACCATCATCACCAATCGTCCTACATGGTTGATTTACTTTTCTAACTTTACCTAAATTACTTGTATCACAATAACATTTAGTATAATTTTTATTATCATCATACCCATACATATAAGTTTGATAAACCCTTTTACCATTTTTGGTTATCCATTTTCCTAAATTTTCCACCGAATCCCATTCTTTACCTTTTAAAGTTCTATTAGTAGGAATACCACCTTGTGCAATACACTTTTGTTTCTTTCTATCGTTACACGCACTATCGTGTCTCTTACCAGAACAATTATTAAGTCTTTTAAGTTGAGCAATATTATCAGATTTATAATTACCTGTTTTGGGTAAGTATTTTCTTCCTTGACCAATAGCACCTTCTGGATCATAGTCATAGTGATTACTCGTTTTAATAATATCAGGAATTTCATAAAAGGCGCTCCTTATGTATTTTCCCGTTTTAGTGTTATGAATTTTATTGTCAACTGTAAAAGTTTCTTCACCTTCTTTTTTTGCGTTTGCCCAAATTATAATAAAATCATCTTTTAAATTAACTAAACCATCTGTATGTCCTTTACTTTTCAAATAATCTTCCGCTTCTTTACGATTTTTTATTTGTTCGCTTAATAAAATTCTTTTGTATTGTGACTCAGTTATAATTATTCTTTTATACATAAATTTATATTTTAACTAACCTGAAACTTACCATTAGTCTTATTACCTAAACGTTTTAACCCTTTTGGTCTAATCGTAATTTTTTCAGAACTCTCTAATCCTAATTGATTTCTAATATTATCTATATAACTTTTATTAAACTCAGTTTTATTTTTATTAGAAGTATCTAATAATAATTTACCACCAGAGAATTGATATTGTCCGTTACCAATATATTTAATTACTGCAATTTTACCTGTTTGGTCTTTTGGGTTTCTATATATTGTATATTTCTGACCTTCTTTTCTAGTGGTAACTTGTGAAGGCATATCTTCTTTTAAAACATCATAAATATATCTTAATTTATCATCAGTACCTACACCCAAAAGATTTTCCTTTTTTAGTCTATTTTGGTAATGTGCAATACACCAATCCGCCCTAATAATTTCATCTTGTTGGGTTTCTTTAAAATTATTTAATTTTTCTTCAGAAGAGCCAGTACCTTGTAATCCTAACTTTTTCATAACACTATATAAACCTTTAATGTGTTTAACACATTCTTTATTTTGGATTTTATATCTTTTTTTATTTGTTCTGTATTGTTGTCTTACTTTTTTAAATTCTTCTTTAAACTCATTTTTATCTATTTGATCACCCATAGGTTCATCAGAACTATAATCTACTTCTTCTGTATCAGTATCTGTTGTCGTAACTTCTTCTTCACCACCCTCTTCAGTATCTGTTGTCGTAACTTCTTCTTCGGTATCTTTAGTGACTTCTTTGTTTGTGTTCGTTGTTTGTTTTTTACTATTTTCTAATTCTTTTTTAAGTCTTTGACATTCAGATTTTAATAAATTCATTTTCGTTTTTAATTCGCTAATATATTTTTTATCCTCATCAGTCAAAATCGAACCAAATTTTTCCTCCGAATTTTCTAAATTTTTTCTATTTGATTCAATCTGAGATAATGTTTTGTCAGAACAAAAATCTTTTGGGTTCATACTAGTAATAATACTTTCCGCTTTCTCAATTTGGGCCTTTACTTTTTCTTTACCAGCTTTTCTTAAAAATGGTTTGTTAACACCTTCATTATATTTTTTCCATTCACTTAATGTTTCTAAAACATCCGTTTTTAAAGGTGTCATAACTTTAACAGTCTCACCCTCAATGTCGAAAGTTGGTGTCCCACCACCTCCTGTTATAGTTTTTGTGTCTTTACTATCAGTAGTACTTGTAGTAGTTTTTGTATCTTTAGTATCTGTATTATTTGTAGTAGTTTTAGTATCTGTATTACTTGTAGTACTTTTAGACATCGCCTCAGGATGTCTTTTATTCAATGTGTCTATAGCTTTTTGATTGCCTTTTAAACTCCTCCAATCTTTTATTTTTAACCCTTTAGTATACCACACACCATCTACTACTTTATATTCGTATGGGTCACCCTTTTTTTTATATATTTTTTCTTCTTGTTCTATTAAATAATCTAAAGAATTATTAGATATATCAAAACTAATAAGTGTTTTAATCCTACTTAACTCTTCGTTTAACGTATTAATTTTTTTCATAATATTTTTTTTATAATGTTATATAATAATAAATATAACTAAATAACAAAAAATCCCTACCAAACTAATGATAAGGATTTTTATATAAAATTAAATATTCTAATTTCTTAGAATACGTTGATTGCTCTGTCGAAACGAAGTGTACATGTAATATCTGCCAAATCAGAAGAGTTATAATCTAAACTTCCAAAATCTGCGTCATTCAATTGTGTCCCTTGTAGAACCCACTTTTGTACAACAACACCTGTTGGATCTAACATTTCTAATTCTACGTCTTTCTTATATCCTGCAGCGTAACCTTGTCTACCTGTTACTGATTCAGAATGTAAACGTACCCATTCCATCAACGCTTGTGTTGCGGAAGGTCCGATAGGATCTCTAAATGTTACGGATATTGAATCCCAATTAAATCTACCTATCACATATGTAGAAGTGTTTAAAAATGGAATTTCTACTTCCTGACTCGTATATTTAGGTCTAGATGTTGTAGAAACCCACCATTCTTGTATCCCTAATTCATCGGGAAATCTTAAAATAAACCTATTCTTTCTTAACGGTTCGTAAGGAACAGGCATTCTCATTAATAAATCTGCCATTTTTTCTTTTTTTTAATTTTTTATTATAGTTATTCTTTATTTACTATATAAATATTCAGTTTTTAAAAAAAATTATTTTTTTATAATTATTCTTTTCTTTTTTGTGTCTTTTGGGTCTGAAGTATCATAAACTGTAAAAGTAATTTCGGGGTGTAGTCGTTTTAACTCATCTCTAATTAAATCTTCTATAACTTCCACATTACCTTCATCATCATCACTAAACCCAACACTAATACCCTCAAAGTCTTCGTCATCTTTAATCTTAGATATCTGACTCACAATTCTATCTACAAAACTCTTAAACGCAATTTTTTTACCTTCTTCGGGATTTGTTCCCACACTTTCTAATCCAAACCTTTGTGCAAATTCCTCTGAAGATACTGGATGGTAATCTTGTAAATTTAAATATTCGTCTATTGTTAATCCATTAAGGTTCTTTTCCATCTCTTTTTGTTCACCCCAACCCATATCTCTAATTATATCCTTTATACCTTCTTTTATTGCCTTTGGTGGGTTAGATCTAGCGGTAATAATAGAGAAGTCGCTACCACTTATTAGGGCTTCTTTAAACTTATTAAAACTAGGACCATAACTACGATTACTTAGTGCTCTTTTTGTATCTTCAATAAATGCATCATAATCTCTAAAATCTTTAAACGCACTTAATATATCATTGTTTGGGTATCTAAAATCTTTTCCTAATTTATGTCTAACACTTCTGAATTGTTCTGTTGATACTGACACAGGTACCCAAATATTATTTCCTTCACTACCTAAATCCGCAATATTATTACTATTAACATTATAATCTAAATGTATTCTTGTAGGCATAATCAATATATTATCATCCCAATCAAAAGAATACGCTTTTTTCTTAAATTCTTTTAATAATTTATATTGTGACTCTGTAAGTTTAATATTCATATGATATAAATATTGTTTATAAATAAAAAAACCCATCTATTGATGGGTTTAATTTAAAGTTATTGTTATAATTACATTTTACTTTTAATACATTTTAAGTATTTCATTAATCCACATTCTTCATTTTGAACTATATTCATAGCATTACAAGATTCAGGCATACCCTTAAAACACTCTTGTAATTTTTCAAAAACATCATTGGTATCAAAATCACTACCCAAAACATTTTTTAAGAGATCATGTTCACCTTGTACTATACCTTTTACCGCTGCACCAATTCCACCATTAGGGTCATACTCACCCCTTTCATTTAAAGACTTCTTTACAATTCTTCGTAAATCACTTTCTGATAATGTAATTACTTTTCCGTTTTTTCTAATTTTCATATTTTCTAATTAATATTATTATAAATGGGGAGAAATTAATCTCCCCATAAGTTATTTATTTTAGATATCGTCAAACGATGCCCCAGTATTAGTGATGTTGAACTCAATTGAAATGAATTCTAACGACCTTGTTGGTTTAATAAATATTCTACCATTAAGTTCGTTTCTATCAATAGACTCTGGTGTGTCATCCAATACAACTCTAAAGTCAGTTAAACCTCTCTCTTTTCTAATGTTATCCAAAATTGGGTTAACTAAACTTAAGAACTGATTTCTTACAACATCATCATTTTGTTCGAATAACAATCTGATTGACACCGCTGAAATAAGTTTTCTCGCTTGTAACAACAATCTTCTAACATTGATTCTGTTAAGTGCGGTTTCTTTAACTTGTAGTGTTTTATTACCGAAGATTACAACTCCTACATCTGAGAATGTCGCCATTGGGTTAATTCTACCTTCGTATAAGTCATCTCTATCATCTAATTTTAGTTTCACTCTCGCTTTGATTGCGTTTGTTGTACCCCTATTTAAACCAGCCGCTGCGAACCAAGGGAACGCCACATTATCGGTAAGGGCGATGTTTCTCATAACTTCTACTGTAGGTGGTAACCATACATATCTGTTATTTTCTGTATCATTCATCTGTAACCACGGCCAGTATGTGGCAGAATAATTAGAATCAATACCAGAATCTTCTATGATGTCCACTGCCTCACTTGGTGATAATACGATACCACCGTCACTAGTATCAGGAGTAGTAATCACATAAAGCGAATCCGCCCTATCAACTTCCACCATATCAACCGCATTCTCAACCAAACTAATATTATCTCTTAAGTCAATTCCTGGTGTTGCAAATACGTTAATATTAACTGCTTCAGGATTGTTATATGTGTAAATACCATCTAAATAAGCGTAATAATCGGAATTAATCCCACTATCACCTTCAGATGTAACAAAAGAAGAAAACGTCCCATTTGTTTCTCCAATAGAACCTCTAGAACCATTTATAGTATATCTATCGTCATTAGTTCTTTGTAGTCTATAAACGTCCCATCCATCCCATCCACCGAATGGTGTAAACGTAAATTTCCTAGCCGCTAATTTTCTATATGGTCCAGTTTGTATGCTAGTCTCTGTTGTAAATGCAGACACCCCAACTTGTAAAGAAGGTGAATATGTGTTACTACCTAAGTCTACATTTGCACCATTAGCATTAACGTCTAAATGAAAACCATCTGTTCTCCCACTATAAACACCATTATTAACTTCGTTTTTACCTTTGTAGTCAAAGAAATCTTGATCTACACCGATTTCACTATTTAAACCTAAGTATGTTTTTCTTAATTTTGACGTATTAAAATCTGTATATTGTGTTTTATACTCAATTTTTGGTGGAGAAGAAGTTCTAGAACCAATGTACGTTCTATTTAATACTCCCTCAAAACCTGCAGGAAAATGGTTACCTAAATCTGGATCTTCTAAATAAGAAGATTGTGTCTCACTATCGTAAAACTCAACCATAATATATTTACTACGTAACGGAAACTCACCATCGTTTGTCCCAATTTTCCTACCAATAAATCCTGTTGCGTTAATATCTAAACTAAGATTAGAAAATTTCTCTACAACAGATGGGTTAGCATCAGTATCATTAAAATTTCTTATTAGTAAATCAAATGTCTTATCACCTGGTTTAATATTAATAATTGAAAATTTAACGTCTTCATTTGCTGCATTACCATCAGATATTGTAATAAATCTAAATAGTCTTTGTAATGTTGCACCTGAACCAGTACCTTTTAGTTCTGAGAGAACCCAAGGTGATACCGCAGACTTCCATTGTTCTTGATAATTATCTAAATCATTTGCATCTGTAGTTTGGATAGTATTAAAGTCAACGTCTAATCCTCTAACTTGATTCTTAGAGATTAAATCAACTAATACATTTTCATAAATTTCTTCTACCCATAATTCAGTGTCTTTATCTTGTGCTGAACTACCAAATACTCTAGGGATATAATTCTTTTTAGTTCTATCTAATGAAACGTCATAACTAAATGCGTTACCATTCGTTGCGGTTCCACCTATAGTAAACGATGCCAATGCATTATTTACAATATTTGTAGTATTACTCATTGTTGCTGAAGTACCAGTAACTTCGAAAACTAACTCTTCATTTGCGTTATATGTACCTCTCGATCTCAATGTTGCGATAACACTACCATCTATGTCTGTTAAACAAGTTGCGGTATAACTTACAACCGTACCACTTGTAGTACCAGTTACAAAACTTCCACTTGTTCCTGTTGCAGTTACTTCCATATCGAAAGTTGCACCACTGAAGTCACATTCTGTTTTAACGTATATAGGGTCGGTTTGTGAAATAGTTTGTCCTGTATCTAATAACCCTAATGTTGATAATGTGAATTGTCCATCATTATATAATGCCTCTAAATTGTTGTTGTTCCAATCCAACGCGACTGGTACCCCAGTAGTTTCTGCAGTATATGTTAATAACGTATCGGTAACTGTAGATGCACTACCTACAGTGTCGGGATCTTCTGAGGAGTCCAATGTAATTGACCACGCATCGCCTGCCTTATAACCCGACAACCCTAAAACTCTACTTACATACAGTTGGTTGGTTTGTGTTAAAAACGATTTGGCGATATAATTTAATTCGTATTTTTGGAATCCCGTCCCTTTAAATTTTTCAGAGTTAAGACCACCAAAATAACTAATAAATTCATTGTAGTCAGAGATAAATACGGGCTCAAACGCTGGACCTTTAGGGGTTTCACCTAATAATCCTAACGTTGTAACACCGACTTGTCTCGTTACGAATGTTAAGTCCTTTTCTGATGTAAATACACCTGGACTTACAAAAATTCTGTCTGTTGATGCCATTTAATTTTATTTTTTTGATTTTTATTATTAATTTCTTTTAATTATAAATATGCGAATATTTTCGAAAAATTTCTTTTTGTTGTTATACAACAAAAAATAGTATGAATTTTATCATACTTTTGTCATACTTTCATATTTATATAATATGAAAAGGGATAAAAACTTAAAAATTACACCACAAACACATAAACTATTAAAAGAATATTGTGAAAATAATGGTTTAAAAATGTTCGCATTTGTGGAAAAACTAATTAGAGAAACTTGTAAACCTAAGACTGATATCTATGGTGATGAGGTTAATTAAGAGTAAATAAATCCGTATTAGCTAAGACCCTATTAAATTCATAATTTAAAAATAGTTCTTCATTTTTATCTATATCTCTTAATGTGTA